CCGTCAAGCCTGTGTAGACCGTAACACCCAACACCTAGAGCTTATGGTGGCTTTGGAAGATTGGGGTAGCGAAGACATGACCGCAGTTAATGCAGCCATAAAAACTGCAAACGCATACGATCCTGCTGCCTAATGGATGAAGTCCAGTACCGTATGATGCCGTTACCGTCATTGTTTTTGATGGAAACGACTGTGCCTGAACATATGGTTACAAGCCTTAACGACTATTTAGATGAGTTAATGCACCAGAATGATCGTATCTCAGCAGCACATACTCTAGTAGGTCAGATAGGTAACGGCGAACAGCTTGTAATGGATCACGAAGATGGTCGTTTAGCAGAGTTCTCCCAGTTCCTATGTCGTATGGGTGCCGAATACGTCAGTGCGTTTATGGCTAACACAGGTCAGCAATTAGATGGCAACCGTAACGTAGAGATGGATGAGCTTTGGTCAGTACATAGTTATGCTGGCGATTACAACCCAATCCATGATCACGGCACCAAAACTATTATGGGCGTTAGCTGTACAACGTGGACTAAGGTGCCAGAACAGATCCTTGCTCAACCTGCTGCGGGTAGTGAGTCGTATAACCTGTACAACGCTTCTGGCGCGTCTGACGGGTATCTTTGTTTTAACTACGGGCAAAGCGCCACATGGGACAAAGAGCGCCTTAAACCTACGCAGAACGTGGTTATGAAGCCCGAAGTAGGTAAGTTATTATTCTTTCCGAGTTGGCTGCAACACATGGTATATCCCTTCCAAGGTGAAGGTGAACGCCGTACCGTAGCAGCTAACTTAAACTGCTGGCCCGTGCAGCAAGAGCAACCACACTAAGGATTAACATGAGCGAAGAAAACACAGTAACAATCAATGACGAACAGTATGATTTTGAAGGTCTAGCTGTAGAGACTCAGGCAAACATAGCCCGTGTGAACGAGTTACGCCGTGAAATATCCACGCTACAGATGCAGATTAGTGAGCGCCAAGCATTGCTTCAGATGTACATTGCCGCGATTACTGAGTCTGTTAAGCCCGTAGAAGAATCTGAAGAAGAGGCAAGCTAATGGAATTAATTGAAGTTATAACGACTCTGACTACGTTGTCGGTAATAGCCAGCGCCATATGTGCTGCTACACCTACACCCAAAGACGATGCTTTTTTTGCCAAATGGATATATCCCGTAGTTGAAGCACTAGCTTTAAACATCGGTAAGGCCAAGGAATAATGGCGGCAACGCGCCCTACGGTCAAAGATGCTTTAGCTGAGATTGGCGCACACGAAAGAGAATGCGCCATACGTTATGAAAACATTGAAAAGCGTTTGGAGTCTGGGTCTAAGAGGTTCGATAGAATCGAACACCTAATCTACGGTATATACATTCTTGTTTTAGGGTCGGTGTTAGTACCGATACTAGTATCTATGGGGTAGAAAATGATTGCAGAAATCTCCGCGATAGTGGCTGGAGTCAACATGGCTTCAAACGCGATCAAAAAAGCAGCAAGTACAGCGGATGATTTAAGCACCATTGGAACCTTTCTCAGCAAGCTGGGTGGGGCTGAAGTAGAACTGGCTAAGGCTCAAAACCAAGGCGGGTTGTCGGAAGCTGACGCTGTTAAGGCTGCGCTGGCGCGTAAGCAAATTGCAGAGACAATGCAGGAAGTTAAAGACCTGTTTGTTATGAGCGGCAATGGTCATCTGTATCAGCAGTGTATGCAAGAGATGGCGAATGCTAGAAAAGCCAAACAAGAAGAGTTAGCTAGGGCTACGGCAAAGAATAAAAAGTTCTGGAAAGATATGCGCCAGATCGGGATGCTTGTCTTGCTGGTTGTTGTTTTAGTACCTGCTGCTGTAGGCGCATTGTTGGCTTATTTGACCCGATGATTATGGCGTTTTTGCTCATAGTCATAATTGACGGAGAGCCTTTAAAAGAAGAGTTTTACTTTCGGGATGTAACTCGCTGCAATCAGTTTGCTTATTACGTTGAATCGGGTGCAGTTAAAATAGGCAGACAAGAGCGTAACCAAAACAATATAAGTGCTTACTGCATACCTAAGAAGATAGGCCGTAACACGAAGACTTGGGATTAAACTATGAGCATCGTCGCATCATTAGTAGGGCCGGTCACAGGGCTACTTGATAAGTTTATCGAGGACAAGGATCAGAAGAACGCCTTGGCCCATGAGATTGCTACGATGTCAGAGCGACATGCCCAAGAGCTTATGAAGGGCCAACTAGACGTAAACAAGACCGAAGCTGCACATAAGTCGTTATTTGTTGCTGGCTGGAGGCCGAGTATCGGTTGGGTGTGTTCGCTGGGCTTACTCTACAATACAATTATTGCCAACATACTAGGCATCTGGGTAGACCTACCCGAAATAGATACAACCCTGCTTGTTCCGGTTATGATGGGGATGTTAGGTCTTGGCGCAATGAGAAGCTATGAGAAGGTCAACTCTGTAGCTAGGGAGAAGTAATGAGCGATTTAATTAGTATGCTTAAACGCCACGAAGGTGTGCGGTCTAAGTCTTATATATGCTCGGCTGGGTATGAAACAATTGCGGTGGGTAGAAATATTAGCGAGTCTGGTCTTGGCCTGTCTGATGATGAAATTGACTACCTACTAGCAAACGACATCAAGCGCGTGCGAGAAGAGCTTACCGATTCATACTTCTGGTTCCCCGCAATGAACGAAGCGCGTCAAGATGCCTTAATTGATATTTCGTTTAATCTGGGACAGACTCGTTTGCGTGGCTTTGTTAAGGCGCTTGAAGCTATGTCCCGTGAGCAGTTTGACATTGCTGCAGATGAATTCATGGACAGCAAGTGGAGCCAGCAGGTGGGTAACCGCGCTGTTGAAGTTACTGAAATGATTCGCACAGGTGAGTACCAGTAATGCCTCTACAAAAATATCTATTTAATCCAGGGATCAACAAGGAAGGCACAGACTACACTGCAGAAGGTGGTTGGTTTGACGGCAACCTTGTGCGCTTTCGTAAAGGGTTCCCTGAGAAGATAGGTGGTTGGGTTAAGTATTTGACCAGTTCCTACAACGGTACAGGCCGTAAAATGTTGGGCTGGGTTGCGCTAGACGGAACGCGGCTCTTGGGCCTCGGCACGCGGTCCAAGCTGTATGTTCAAGAAGGCGCAGACTTTGATGACATAACACCTATTCGCGCCACTTCAACCAATGGTGTTGTTTTTGCAGCCACTGATGGTTCTTCTACCATCACTGCAACTGATGACGCTCATGGCGCAGCCAAGGGTGACTTTGTAACTTTCTCTGAAGCGGTGTCTCTCGGCGGTGTCATTACTGCGGCAGTGCTTAATCAAGAGTATGAGATTGCAACTGTTCCAAGTGTGGATACTTATACCTTTACTGCTAAAGACACAAGTGGCGATACAGTCGTAGCCAACTCTTCAGACAGCGGTAATGGCGGGTCGGGTGTAGACGGCGCTTATCAAATATCACCAGGGCTTGATACCTATGTTGATGGCACGGGTTGGGGCGCAAGTTCATGGGGTGACGGCACCTTTGGCTCTAGCAGTGCGATTGGTTCTAACAACCAGTTACGCTTATGGTCTATGGACAGTTTTGGTGAAGACCTAATTGCCTGCCCTCGCGGTGGAAGCATTTACTACTGGGACTACACAAACGCTAGTACTAGGGCGATTGCTCTTTCTGATCTAACTGGGGCCAATCTTGCGCCTACATTGGGCTTGCAGGTGCTGATTTCAGACGTTGATCGTCACGTTGTTATTCTTGGTGCAGACCCTATTAATGCTACCGCTTCAGGCAGAACAGGAGCTATAGACCCGCTTCTTGTAGCCTTCTCTGACCAAGAGAACGCTGCTGAGTGGGAGCCTTTATCTACAAACACGGCTGGCTCACTACGATGTTCTGCTGGATCTCAAATAATTGGCGGTCTTAGAGCTAGGCAAGAAACTTTAATCTGGACGGACGTTGCGCTGTACAGCCTGCAGTTTATTGGCGCGCCACTGACTTTTGGTCTTACGCTTATCAATGAAGGCATAAGTTTAATTGGGCCTAATGCGCCAGTGAACACACCTACTGGCATCTTCTGGATGGACAAGAAGGGTTTTTACGCATACCAAGGTTCGGTACAGCCCATTCCATGCAGCGTTCACTCGTATGTATTTGATGACTTAAACGAAGGTCAAGCATTCCAAGTGTTTGGGTTTCTCAATAAGCAGTTCAACGAGGTGGGTTGGTTCTATTGCTCCGGTAGTTCAGACACCATTGATCGTTATGTCACTTACAATTATGTAGACCAGACTTGGGCGATAGGCCAGTTGTCTAGAACAGCATGGTTAGATGAGGGTATTGCAAACGTGCCTAGAGCAGCAGGCTATGACGGCACAAACAACTACATCTACTCTCACGAGACTGGGTTTGATGATGACGGCGCACCAATGGACAACGTGTTTATAGAAAGTGCTGACTTTGATATTGGTGATGGCCAAGAGTTTCAGTTTATTAAGAGAGCCATACCAGACGTTAAGTTCACTGGGGACTCAGGCGGCACACAAACAATTAACTTCGTCTTGAAGGCTAGAAATTATCCTGGGCAGTCTTTGACTACAGATCAAACATCTTCATTTACTGGCACAACAACTAAGATCGATACCCGCGCTAGAGGTCGGCAAGCGGCTGTGCGTTTTGAATCAGATGATGATGCATCCGCTGGCGTAAGGACGGGTGTAGGGTTTAGAATCGGTGCGACTAGGTTAGATCTTCAGCCAAATGGTAGAAGGTAAGCATGAGCAAGTTGCTACAGGGCAGATTACCATTTGCGCCTATGGCCCAGAATGTAGATGGAAATACTTTTAACAAAGCTATTCGTTTGTTAGAACTTAGTTTAGATTCTTTTGACCCAGATGCTACACCTCAGTTCAATAGATCTGATAGAGACAAGTTAAAATTTAATACTGGCGATATAATATGGAACACATCCATTAATACGCTGCAGGTGTATGATGGAGATCAGTGGATAAGTTTGTCACAAGAACTGCCGTATACAACTGACCCCTTAGAAGCTACAGGTAGAGTCGGAACTGTTCAGGTTATTAATAAAGGCGCAATAGTAGTGAGTGTTGGTAAATGACTAAATTATGTGCAAGAGGAAAGGCTGCAGCTAAACGAAAGTTTGATGTGTACCCGTCAGCTTACGCTAATGCATACGCCAGCAAGATCTGTGCGGGTAAGATTAAAGATCCATCTGGAACTAAAAGAAAAGACTTTAAGGGTTCAAAGCCCCGCAACTTAAGCGGTGGTGGATTTGTTGCCAAGCGCGCTAGAGTCGCAGGTATAAAATGAGCCTGCAAGATTGGTTTGGAAAAGGCACTAAAGGCGATTGGGTTGATATTGGAGCGCCAAAAGTAGACGGTAAGTTTCAAGCTTGCGGACGCTCAAGTACCAAAGGATCAAAACGCAAGTATCCTAAGTGTGTGCCTAGATCAAAAGCAAAGCAGATGACCGCTTCAGAAAAAACTAGCGCAGTAAAACGCAAGCGCGCAAAAGCACAGGGTGTAGGCGGCAAACCTACCAATGTTAAAACATTTGCCCGTGACGGTGGGTTGATTGAAAAAAGAAACCACCGTGGTTGTGGCGCAGTGATGTCTGACCGTAGAAAGCAGACAAGGTATTCCTGATGTTTAAGCGATACGCAGAAGAGTTTAAGAATGGCGGCATAGTTGGTGGCAGATCTAAAGCCGCTAAACGTAAGCGCGATAAGCCAATACCTAAGACCACTACCGGCAAGTCTGCCAACTACCTGCCTACTAAATCAGGCGCAGGCATGACAGAAGCTGGTGTAAAAGCCTATCGCAAAGCAAATCCAGGTAGTAAACTCAAGACTGCGGTAACAGAAGATAAGCCAACAGGCAAGAGGGCAAAAAGAAGAAAGTCTTTTTGTGCTAGATCTGCAGGCCAGATGAAGAAGTTTCCTAAAGCAGCGAAAGATCCTAACTCAAGATTGCGTCAGGCTAGACGCAGATGGAAGTGTTAACATGGCAGCAAATACAGAAGACTTAAGAGCGCAGTCAAAACAAAGAACCTCTGAAGTTCTTAATCAACCAGGCTCAATGACAAGGTTTGCTCCTAGTCCTTTGCAGCAAATAAACCCAGCACTTGCAAAGAGTGCTAGTTTTTTAGCGCCTGGTATGCAGAATCCATTTGCTGCTTCGATGGCTTATCAGCGCATGCCTGGAGCGCAATACGCAAACTACGAAAGAGCGGCACCAAATGTTGGTGGCTTACTTCAAGCACCACAGGTTCCAGCAGGCTTTGTTCCTCCAGGCACACAGCCAGTAGTTCTTCCTAATCCAAATGCTCCTACACCTACAACTTCAACAGAACCAACCGACCCAGCTACTCAAGCTGACGAACTCTTAGCCGATATAAATGAAGCCCGTATTTCAGAAGGACTAGAACCTTTTGAAACCTTTGAAGATTTTCAACGGGATATTGGAATATTTGAGGGCATAGGCAACATAGGAATGGCTGACGGCGGCATTGCTTCTATTGAGCCGCAATACTTTGAGATTGGGGGTGAAGCTAAAGGAAATATTTTTAGTCGAATGGCTGGCGGAATCGGTGACCTTGTTAGTAAAGGCATGCAAAATTATAACGAAAACATGTCTGCTGCTGGCGCACCCAACAAGCCTGTAGAAGAAATGACTCGTGAAGAGTTGATTGCTTATATTAAAAAAACGAGTGGATCAAGTGGCTCTAGCGGCCTTGGTGCAGACTTAAAGAAGATAGGCGGCGGTATAACTGATGCAATTAAAGGTAGACCTCAAGGCGGAACGGAAGCGTTAAATCAAATGGGCGACACATCTATGCTTGGCTATGAGTATGGAGGCACTGTTGAATACCCTCGCATGAACGGACAAATATCAGGACCAGGCACAGAGCGATCAGATGATATAAAAGCCATGCTTAGTGATGGTGAGTTTGTTGTTAATGCCAAGGCTGTACGCGGCA